CCGCACTCTCTCAATGACATGGCGTGGAAAAGGCGCAGCAAGAGGCGTGTCTTCTCAAAACGGCAAGCCAAAGCGATCGTTCGCATCGCACAAGCGCCAGTGGAAACCAAAGCGCACCCAACCACCGCCTCCCTCCTCGCGTACTTCGTCGACACGAATTACGTCAGCCCGCAAGCCAGTCATGCGTGGGCGGCAAACGTCTTCGCGGGCATTCCGACCAACCAGTTCAGCAACGCGCCTCCCGACGATCAGACTTTCATCGGAAACGAGATCCAATCCAGAGGGTTCAGGATCGACATGTCCTTCTGGTCCGGAGACGGAGTCGCCGTCCCTGGAGCAAACTATGACATCTGGTTCAGATTTACTGTGTACGAGATGCCAGACTATGTCGGTGGAAACCGACAAATCAATAACGTCAGCGTAGAGTATGATCCCGACTATGACCGTGATCCAGTGATAGGGCGCTGGAACATGGACTATGTGAAGCTCCGCTTCCAAAAGACATTTAAGTTAGACAACAACGGTAGTCTCAACGCAATGACCAAACGGAAGTTCTACGTTCCGCTTCAGCGGAAGGTAGAACGTGCTTTAGAACTTAGCGATTCTGACGCTTTGATGGGGCAAATTAAAGGGCTGCAGACGTACTGGGCACTGGAGATGTTCGCTCCAGGATTGAGCAGTAGTTTAGCCCTGCAAGTAGCTGGTCGTATTCATACCACTCTGTACTTTAAAGACGCGTAGGCGAATTAGGCATAGGCAATTCGCATCACTTAGCGTTAGAGAACTACGCATACTGAATACACATTTAACACATTCGGAAAGGGTTAGGTAAAAAAGGTGTTTTATTAGTCGGACTCTGAGTCCGATTCTTCTAACCCAGGAATATCACGTCTACGTAAACTATTCGCACTAAGCTGCGTTAAACTAATCTCCTCCTCCACTCTAAACATCGGTTCCGTGATTCTAATTTCTACGCAATTAGCACGGTACCACGCTCGCTCAGACTCGGGCATCACGAAATCCCCCCGCGCGTTTCGTGCCTCGAACGGGTTAAGCTCGTCGTTGCAAAGCCACATAAGTGGTTTCCCCCAACGCGCAACACCCTTCCTGTACTTGTCCGTCGTGGTGATCACTTCCTGAGCACCCCAAAATCCCTTTCTCATCCCCGGGAAGAAGTCGAAGTTGAAGTCGTCGAGGATGAGATAATCAGCGGTGTCGTCAAAACTGTCGCTGTGCCACAGTCCGTACATGTAGCTGTGACGGCCAAGTGATTTGGCCCAACAAGTCTTACCAAGTCGGGTGGGGCCAATGAGGAGGAGGGTTTTCGGACGGTCCGGCTTCGGCTAAATAATTAAACTATAAGCAAACATGTCAACCATACACACTACAAAAACAAAAGAGCTTATGCGTGAGCATGAGAGATATGCTTACCTCACTGAAGACCTCGTTACACCAGGCATCCAACTCGGAAGGAACGACCCAAGACGACGGGGGATAGACTGCTTCCGGACGTTTCGCCGGGGCAAAGAACTTGTCCGCGTAGTACTCGACGTACCGGTGTCCCATAATCCACTCCTTAGGCTGGTGGAGTCGCATGAGGGAGTAGAACTCCTCTCGGGACTTGGACTCCGCCAGGATCCCACCCCAATTGAGGCGTCCTGACGTTGCAACGTACTCGGGCGGCTCCCCACGGGTGTCGGGCTCGATGATGTAGTCGCACGCTTTTTTCTTGTGGGACGCGATATCGTGTTCGTCCTCTTTAGCGCGTTCCGCTCCCTTGCGGATGTAGTGGCGGCAGCGGTTGAGATCGGTGGTGGCATTGCGGATGGCCTGGATGTTGCAGTGGCGTCCCGCGAAGTCGAAGAATCGCATGTTCCCTTGGACGCGTTCGGCGAAAACGACAACGGCGTGATAGTGAATTCCGTGCTCATGGTGATTTTCTTGAACAATTTCAAGCCAGAGAAAGTTGGGAAGAGACGAGATGAAGTCGGCGAGTTCGTCGATGGAGACCTCGGCGGATTGTGGATACGTCAGCAGAAATCGAACGCCATTTAAGCGCTTTTCACGGGGTGGGCGAACCATCCTTTAACCGCGGGGGAGTGGGAGCTTTGCCTTAATATTATAAGGCAAAGGTCGCTCCACTCGCTCCCACTTATATATAAGTTCGGCCGGATTTCGGCACGGAGTTCGGCTAAACTGATTTCAAATCCGGGTAAATTATCCGGCTAAAACGCCAGGTCACACTCCGGCAGTGAGCTAAGCCACACCTCCGCAACTACCGCACTCTCTCAATGACATGGCGTGGAAAAGGCGCAGCAAGAGGCGTGTCTTCTCAAAACGGCAAGCCAAAGCGATCGTTCGCATCGCACAAGCGCCAGTGGAAACCAAAGCGCACCCAA